CGCGTATCTCTTCGATGCTCATAGTCTTGCCAACATACTTTTCGCAATGTTGTCGGGTCTTTGAGTCATCAGGCCCGAAATACTTAAACTCTGTGGCTCCTGCCTCTAGTGACATATTGGTCGTGATGGTCCTATCGAAGTCCATCAGACCATCATTCAGTGCTACTTGCGCATAGCGTCCAAGGTCAGCGTCCACGCTCTGCTGTATCTGCTCTACCGCCTGCGCGAATGGTAATCCGGTCAGCGTGTTCGCATACACCTGAGAAGCGACAGCCTCGACAAACTCTTCTCCTAGTGTCTCAAGGCCACGAAATGACAACTGCTGTAACTGTCGCACTACCGACTCATCAAGCCTTGCAAGTGCTGTGTAGTTGCCAAGCATCAATTCTGCCTGTTGAGCCACCACCGCGTAATCACGGATCATGTCGTCAATCTCTGTGAGATACTCTTCCTGCACGAATTGGCTGATCGTTGCGCGAGCGTTAACGGCCCACTCTAAATCGAACAAATCACCATCTCGTAACGGCGCACTGCCCATCAACTGCACGACACGCTGTGACAGTATGGCAAGCGCATTCTGCAATCTAAGCTCGTGCCTTTTGGCGCGGTCGATTACATCTCTGGCGTGGTCAGTATCAGCCGCCATCAGTTACCGTCTGCACTGGCTCGACGAGCGTATCGCCACCAGCGATGTCCTCCAGCCCGATCTTCTCACGCACCTCGTTAGGCGTCACCATTCCACTATCGATGTGGTACTTGTAAATCTGCGTCTCTTTGGTGAAGTCACCGACCGCTGTAGTGGCCTCTTCAATCTCCGCGTGTGCCTGTGCAAGCACTTGGTCATCAAGCACAAGGTCTGCGATCTGCTTATCAATCTCACGCAACAACGTAACTGACTTGACACCACTAGCACGGGTCTTCTGTAGAAACTCAAGCTCTGTCCCGTAATCACGAATGTCAAAGCTGTCAGGATAGCTGACCTCTACCTCGTGCAGATTGTGACCCTGCCACCGACACCACAACTCCCACAGCTGTTCTTCAGCAAGCTCGAGGATGTCGGCCTTCTCTGCTAGCTTGGCGTTTAGCATTTGGAACTCAGTCTGCATAGCCACGCCTGACTGCGTCATTGCCTCTGTGCCGCGTACTGCGCCCATGTGGGCCATACGATTGATCGAGTCGATCTTGTCCTCTATAGAGGCTCTAATGGCGTCTAGGTTAGCTCCAGACGGTTGCATCTGGTAAGGCTTTAATCCTGCGTCGATATCATCGCTGATGTTAATGACTGCACCAGCACCAGCAGTCGCGTCAGTGTCAAAGGTTTTAACGAGCGTCGGGTGGTTTGAGATGCGGATAAGCTGTTCGATTTCCGATAGCTCTTGGTAGATCGCTTGTTGCATATAGCTGATGTCAGAGATGTCGCTGATACCAATGCCGCGAACGATTGACCGGTTGGCCGGTATGTTGACCGCCGGTATCTTGCCGATAGGGTTGTCGATAGTCTCGACGGTGGTTGCCTCGTCACCGTGGTAACGAATGAGCTGAATTTGCTCTTTGGTCCAGATGCGAAAATACGTTTCTGTCGTCGTGCCGTCTATGCGGTTAACTGACTCGCGCACCTTCATGTAGGTCAACTCATGGCGACCGCTTGGCATTCGCTCATACTTCCAGTCGTAGACATTCTCTGGCGTGACCAGCGTGACGTAGGGCCGTATCTCTTGATCTAACTCTTCGGCTCTAGTGCTTGCCGTCGACTGTGGCTTATCAAGCATGATCCATACGTGACCGTATACGCTCGACCATATCTGAGCTTCACGCATAAAGCTGTTGAAGTTCTGTCCGTCGAGGTTGGCGTCCTTGATGAATGCGATGAGGTCTGCACTACCTTCCATCTGCTGAAAGTTGCGAGTAGGCGGCTGACGCCATAGGAACGATGAATAAACGTGGACCACGTTGCGGCAGTGGTTGTCTAGCGGTGTAAGCGCCAAGCGCCGCGAGTATGCGTTCTTGTCCTCATTGAGGTAGCTGGTCAGGTAAGAACCATCGCGATAGTCTTGCCCGCCCATGTATGACCGAACATAAAACTCCCAGCGGTCCAGATTGTTTTCATAGTCGGGGTGCTGGTACTCAATATCTTCGTAATACATTTACGTCCACCTCTGCGGGGCTTGCGGCTTATTCACCTTTCGTATGGGAAACAGATATTCAACGGCATAGCCCAGTGCGTCATTCATGTGATCGAAGCCGTCCTTCTCTGGCTGACTGGTGCCTTCCTTGTAGGTGTGGCGTTCCAATGATTCGATCACCTTCTTGCACTTAGGGTCTACAAACAAGCGCCGCTGACCATCTTTAGACAGTAGACGCGAGTTTACGCTGTTTATCCTATCTCTAACCGCCGCGTGTGATGACCTTACTTTCACATCAAATCCCGCGTTTTGCAGAATGGACAAATCCGTTCTACCCCCTGCGCTCGTTTTCCGTTGACGCGATGCAGGGTCAGGGTATATGACTATTGTACCATTTCCGTAGCGTGTGCGAATCTCTGCGACCATCTCATCGGTGTTTGAGCCAAACATAACAATCTCATCGAATACGTGCAGTGTGTCGCCTTTGCGGGTCATCAGTACGGCAGACATCGGATCGAGGTTAAAGTCCATCCCGACATGGATGACAGGGTGTTCACCATCATGCCTAATTACTGACTCTTCTCGCTTAAAGCCGTAGTAAATAATTCCACTGTAATTTACGAAGGCCGCGAGGTATTCCTGCTGAAATGTCCGTTCGTCTAAATCTGCTTTAGCTGACTCAATTTCTGACGGTGGGACATTACCGCCCTCAACAGTTGTATATTGATGCGAACTCCAGCCAGCATCCTCATCTAGTCCTTTCGCCCATAGATCATAAAAGTGATTTCGTCCTTTTGGCGTGCCAATGAAAACGGCACTTCCCATTTTATCGGATAAAGACGGCCTGATTACCTCATACCATGCCTGTGGTTTCATATCTGCAAACTCATCAAGCACAACGAAATCTAATGACCGCCCTCTTAAATTGTCAGGCTTTTCAGCACCTTTCAGTGAGATAGTTGATCCATTTAATAAGTAAATAGTAAGTGATGATTCATTCGTTTTTGCTATGTACTCACTAGGTATCTGCTCAATGAGCATTTCCCATGCAATTTCTTTTGCGGCTTTATATGTTGGAGCGACATACCATACGTTTTGGTCTTTTGCGGTTAGTGCGCGACTAAGTATCTCTGCTGTACTTAAAAAGGTTTTGCCGAATCGACGGCCAGCGACTATGACACGGAAACGAGAGGAGTCGTCATATATTTTTGTCTGAGGTTTAGTTAGCTTCATCGCGTGTAAGTTGTATTACTACAGGCGGTAAGTCTTGTGCTTCCGTTTCTGTTTCTTTCCACCCTGCCTGTGTCTTTAAGTAAAAGATTTGCGCTGTAGTGTTACCGTCTGTTGCGCTTCGTAACAAACTTTGACTCACTCGACCTATTGCTCTTGCCCTGCCTTTTTTATAGGCGGCAGAAACCGATTCATCACGGGCGAAAATAGCACGAAGTGTTCGAGCTGGTATCCCCATATAATCGGCTATTTGATCTTGATTAAGTACAGCGGCTAGCGTTTCAAGTTCTGCTACTTGGCTGTCAGTAAGTTCTGTGCGCGGACGTCCTCCGCTGTTTTTAGCCATTAGGTTGGAGCGTACAGGTCGGAGTTGCACCGCCCAGACTAGGTTGGTCACCTAGCGCCTGCTCTTTTGTACGCTTAGGGTATGGCTTTGAAAGTTTTGCAACGCGCTCTTTAACTTTATCATCAAGCGGCATTAAATAGCGATGCTTACTTAACTTAACTACGTCTTGCACCCATCCTTTTTCAATCCATTCGTTTAATGAGTACGGGCTATCACAAACCATTTGCATAAACGCTCTGTTAGTAAGGCGCTTGCCTTTATATGTCACCTCTGCATTTGCCGCCGTCTCACCTGCATAAATCCAGTTTGTCGCTTGATAAATACCACCGTGATGGTTTTGAGACTTCGCCGCAAATGAAACTACAAGTTTAATATTAGGGTTAGACCGCTTCAAAAACTTCAGACTCAAAGCAAGCATTTTGCTTACAGGAGCCTTATGAGACTTGAGGGCAACGCGAGTTAGCTCCACGCATTCTGCCTGCGTCAGACTATAAGCCGTGCCTAAATGACGTGCTGTGCCTCGACTATAAATAATACAGCCTATGTATTTGCTGTCTTCCCACACACCAACTTTCACTAATTTGCCGATAGGTAAGCACTTGCTGTAGTGCCAATTCACACAAGCAAACTTAGCCGCCTCGTGACTAGCCCAATCTATTTTAAGCGTAGGCTTCTGTGACACTTTTTAATCGCTCACCAAATTTATTTTTAACTGACTTAACCACTGACTCGATGCCCTTGTAATCAAGGTCTACTACTGTCATTTTTGTGCCGTCAAAAAGCTCAACTCTAAAAGCCTTACTGCGTGCGCCACCTTCTTTAGCTTCAAAGCGATTGAGAATGTTTTTGTTTTTTGTTTCGTGATTCATTCGACCTCCCTCAAATCAAACTGTTGTTGACAGTGCGGGCAAGTTACCCACTTAGGGTCTAACTCATCTAGCTGGCCTTGATCTTCTTCGCTTGCAGGCTCAAAGTCTACCTCATTAAGTAATAACGACAGTTCATCACTATCAAACCCTAATAGGTCAAGGTTGAAGTCGAACTCTTGCAACCGTTTCAACTCAGTAAACAGTGCTTCGTTATCCCAACCTGCGTTGAGTGCTAGTTTATTATCTGCGATGACGTAGGCTTTGCGTTGTGCCTCACTTAGCCCAATAAGCTCAATAGTAGGCACCGCCGGTAGCTTCAAACGCTTTGCCGCTAACAAGCGGCCATGTCCCGCAATAATGCTATTTTTTTCGTCGACAAGTATGGGGTTAGTAAATCCGAACTCCATAATGCTTGAGGCTATTTGTGCTACCTGTTCATCGCTGTGTGTGCGACTGTTCATAGCGTAGGGAAATAGGTCTTGAGTTAGCTTATAGCTGATAGATAGATTCATAGTTTATAAAGGTGACGGTATACCTTCGGCCCAGTATAGGCCATGTGTTTGCCCGTCTTTCACTTCTCCGCGTTTTATGTCTTGGTGTGACATTGGATAGGTTTCTACTGCGCCATCATCAAATGCGACGAGGTAGTCACCTTCATTTTTCGGCATACCGCCAACCTCGACAGGATGCCATGCTATCGTTACGGTTTGCAACATATAGTGTCCCCTGCTCATATTATACCAATATATGCTAAAAAGGTGCGGACAATAAATAACGCTTATTTAATATCCGGCATATCACAGGCATAAAAAAGCCCGCACTCGGCGGGCAAGGGGTTTCTCACGCCCAAGGAAGCTAAACATCGTAACGGATAATCTCTAGGGGTGGCTCGTCATTTTCTTTAAGTTTAACCACCCTAAAGTCTTTGAGTATGGCGACGTCTTCTCGCCATCTTTTAGCCATTGTCTCTGCGGCCCTTAATGCGATGATCCAGTCTTCTATGTCCTCATTCGTCAGCGAGACAAGTCTTTTCATAAATTCCTCGCCAGTCAGGATGCCCGTCTTTGCCATTTGTCCTTTCCCACAATTCAACGAATTCGCAGTAAATGTCTTGCTGACTGACGGCTTCTTCGTAATCACCTTGCCCCGCTACCCCGAATGCTATCACTACTAGTAAAAAAATCACTGCGTATTTTATGTTCGGATTCAAGTGCATCGTAGTACCCCTTTAATTTTGGATCTTTACTTAGTTTTTTTAAGGCTTTAATTTCGATCGTTCTAATTGTTTGACGGCTGACACCCATGACATCCGCAATTTCTTGATGTGTCATGTGATAAGTAAAATCAAGCGCCCTAGGCATCTTCAAGACCCCCATACTGTCGCAAAAAATTAACCGCCGGACCGTAAAAAGCAATTCGCCATTTATCTGTAAAATCTATTCTTTGTGAAACCTTAATACTCCACTGACCTAAATTGTTGCGGAGAATATCGTAGCGGTATTCAGTGTCACCGTGAATTTCGTGGCTTTCTGTTTTTTCTGCTTTTTTGTTAGCTTTAAGAAACGATTCATATGTTAAATCGCCGCCGTCTAATACAGCGTTGTTAAGAAGTTGTGCGGCACCTTCTGGATAGCCGTCCCAATGATGATAGGCCGTTTGTCCTGAAAAAAATCTGTAAGTTGCTCTTGTTGCCATTTTGCCTCTCCCTTGTTTGTTCTTTATTGAACTTACAAAGGACTATATTCGGCTTTGAGTAACCTGTAAACTATTTTCGTATAAATAAACTTATTTATTTAGGGCAGTGCTTTGCAATTTCAGCTATAAATCGTTCTTGATCTGGATGTCTCGACAACACATCTAAATAGGTTTGTTCAGTAAACCCTTTGTCTCGACTCAGCCTTGTGAGCAAATCCACTATTTTTTGACTAACTACTAAATTGTTTCGTTCTGCGAAACTTTGTCTTTGCTGATGTATACACATAACTCGCAACTCCTGTGGCCGCCAGATACATTATACAATAATTAGTTATAAGATACGAATATGTGGCTTTGATCCTTTTCATATAGCTTTATCTGTTCACGGTAGTGTTTGGCTATCTCATCACGAACGATTTTGTTTTCTTTTAGAATGCCACGGCACTTCTCTGTCAGTATTTCTAAATGCCCTGCGCCTAGCTCTATCTCTAGCCAGCCACTAAAGCTCAATGGGTTTTCTGTAAATACACGGTGATGGTGGTGGCACAACGTGACTGCGTTGTCCATTGAGTACCTAACGATCTTTCGTCTGCGTCCGTAGATGTGTGCGCATTCAAGCGATTGATCGGTGCCACAAACTAAACAATGGCCGTCTCTAAGTCTGACAGCCTTGCTAAACCATATATCGGCGTTCGTTCGCTTTATTGCCATAATACGTCTCTATAGTAAATTGTCTCTCGCGTAGTATTGCTTTCTCTGTATTCCCGCACTCACACGACCAGCCTTCTAGCTTGCCGCCCTCAGCCGTAAACATCGGCATCATGTTTTTATGGCACTTAGTGCATACCATGATCTTCACGCATCTCTGACATAGGGGTAATGAGTGCCGCAAGCCAACTCTGAGTAAACGAGTCGATGTCTACGTCTATTGTTATGCCCTCGGGACACATGACCTCGACATAAACATCGGTCAAATCTTGGTTTCGGATGTTGCTTGTTGCTCCGATTATTGCCTCCACTCTGCAAACAACTGACCCGCCATCAGGTAGCGGCATCGAGAGTATCGGAAGTGTAATCATTGCAGTGCCTCTATACCGACTTTGAACCGACTGAACTCGCCGTGTTCTTTGTCTAATACTACACAAGAAATTGAGCGTTGTGACCCGTAGCCACTGGCTGAATGCCATGCGTCAGGCGGTGGCAGTACAGACCAGCTTTCCCAAGTAAGCCCACCCAATTCCTCAGCTTGCTTGTGATGAATGTGACCAGTCCATGCAAAGCGATACTTGGTGCGCCCCCACTCCTGCGCATAGTCTCGAGTGATTGCCTCGTACAGTTGCCGAGTGCGTATCTTGTCACCGTGATGAGTGATGACGAAGTTATTGCCCCACTCAAAGTGGATGAACTTGTTGAAGTTGTCGAACACCTTGACGCGCTTTTCCTTCTCGTAGTACATCCGAAGCATTTCGTTGAGCCATAGAGAAGCGTCAGGGTCATGGTTGCCGCGAGCGTTAATCAGCCACACCTCGTCGTACTGCTGAAGCATTCTAGTGACAATGATTTGAAAAAGGTTGCCTGCGGCTCTGATTGTCTTGCCTGCTCTGCCATCAACGTCAAGGGGCGTCCCTGCGCCTGTCTCACCTTTTAAGTTGTTAGCGTGGATCATGTCACCTACGTTAAGCAAAACGCCTACAGCGCAATCGCCGGTGCTTGCCACCAGTTTATCAACGCCCTTAATTAGGGTGTCTTGTGCTATCTGCAAGTCCCAAGGATCAGCGCCTGTCTCTGGTGTCCAAGCCAGCATACCAAGGTGATGGTCACCGACGATGGTAACGGCCATGCGGCTTTTTTCTTTCTTCGCCTTGCTTTTCTTTATCGGCTTTGCCAACCCTTTCAAGTCGTCTTTCAACCCTTCTTTAAAGCTATCAAGCGCGACTTGCAGGACGTGTTCTTTGTCAGACTGGCTCTTCACCCACTGCCCTGTAGGATTCCCGTCAGCGTCATAGTAAGTCGAGACACCTTTGACAATGAACCCGTCAGGGACAGGGTGATTATAGTCATGGGCTGGACTGTAACCCTGTAAGCTGGCTTTCTTTTGCACAGCCTTCAAATGGTCGCGAACAGTAGTCCTACTGATACCAAGGTCCATTCCTATTTCACGGGCGCTCATGCCCTTGTCTACTCGGCTCGCTACCTCTCTTTGCCTTTCGGTTGTGCAAAACTGTAATAAGCTCATGCTTATCCCCCCAGCTTGCTGTACTCCGAATTCTGAGGCTTAGTCAATTTGACACCCAGATCAATACACCATGCCTCTACTTGTTGCATGAAGTATAGCATTTCCCCCCGATCTAGCGTCGATGTGCGCCGAACCTGCGCTGGTATGTTCGTACTGCCGACCTCGATATCCTCTGTGCCGAGGAACTTGTACTTCACCATTAGCTTCATTTCTTCTTCTGTGCCAGTAAAGCCACCCTTCTTTTTGAAGTGCCTAAGCATATCCCTGACCCAGACATGAAACAGGTCGTTCTGGCTCATTGAGCGGCGCGGCTTGTACTCTTTGACCTGCCAAGACACTGGCTTGTCCCAGCACCATTCTTTTTCGAGAAATGTCTGAAACGCCTTGATGCGGTCTTTTATTTCTATCGGGTCTTTTATAAGCCAGAATTCACCGAACATAGTCAAAATCCTGCGGTGTTAGTTCTTGTCTATAGGTTGCTTTTGTGTCCTCTGATACTTGCTCACGTAATCGGAAAAACCCTTCGTATTGCGGGTACATTTTCATAAATCGACGGGCATAAAAAGCACGGTAATTGTTGTTTAATTTAAATTGAGTTTTGCCGTCCCCGCCGATGTCTTTTTCCCATCTAATGCGCTCAAAAATGCCATTGATTGAATAATGCTTAAAACCTCTGTTTTTCATTTCTTTACTAAACCGTTTCAGCATTTCCCAAACTTCGGGGTGCTGTTCATGGAAGGCCGAACATTGCATTTTCATTTCTTCATATCGTGACTCAGTCATCTCGTTACCCTCTCTCCGCTGTAGGTTACATACTGCCCAAACCGATCAAGGCAATACTGCCGATAGCTTTCGCTTTGCATAAAATCGTGAGTGCAGTCGTCAAGCTGAGTCCACTTTTTCATTGGTATTCTGCCGGTTTCTTTCTCGGCTTCTTGCGCAAACGGACTGCCACCCTTTTGATTAGCACGTGATAGCCATGAGTTAATAAAACGAGGCATTCCGCGCTCTGTCTTGCGTTTAGGTTCGTTCGATTCGAGCCATACAGCCATGACGTTAAGCTCTGCAAATACGTCAACTTCTGGGTAAGCGTGTTGCCAACTTAGCAACTGTTCATCTGTTGGTTGCCAATCATTTCCACTTTTACAAATCATAGCAAAGCCTCCAACTTACTTTCGAGGAGTTCAGCCGCTTTGAATTTTCTAGCTTTCTTTAACACTTCTATGGCTTTTTTTAGCTTTTGCTCACTAGCCGTGTTAATTCTGGCCTCCCTTACTTCTTTTAAGCCACTATTTATACACTCATAACAGCAAAAATGATTACCTTCGTTTTCAGTTCGCATTACTTTGTAGCTTGTAAGTTGTGCATTTAAAACTTTCAAAGGTATTTTTCTTTTTTCCCCACACTTGTAGCAACTAACCTCATGAAATTTTCTTTTTGCGTCAAAAATTTTACGCTCTGTTTTTGTTTTTTGGCTTGTATTTGCTTTTGATTCACCAACTATTTGCGCAAAGTATCTCGGTATTTTGCTATTCATTGTTTTTCCTCTTTTAGTCATCCTTAATTTATCTACTGATACACTTAACCCTTTTAATGCCCTTACGGGCAAAAAATTAAAAAAGTTAATAATGACGAGTGTTAATCACCGTATCGAATCTTGTCTTCTATTCCCGTTACCTACTCTCGGCACTGGGAGGCGAATTATAGAGAGGGTCAACTCCGCTCCGAGGTTCTTAAGTTCCTCGGCCTAACGCCCGATGATTTCTGAATAATAAAAAGATGGATGTAAAACAGCTATGTGCTTATAATTATCACATCTTGTTAATTAGACACTTCCAAGATATTCGCTTTCTATTCCCTTGTAAAGCGAAAGCCCCCGTAAAAGGGGGCTACCTTCTACTCCCCTAATTTGTTGAGTTCATCCAGACTTAACTCAAACAGATCTGCTAGCTTTTTTACATTGCTAAACATCATGTCGTCACAGTAACGCCATGATGCTATCTGTGATGGGTTGCATCCCATATGTTCAGCTACTTTTACGTTACTGATACTTTTAGCTGTTTGTGCCATACGTATGGCTTTGCCAATATTAGAATGGTAGGTCATCTTCCAGCTCCTGTGTCTGCTTTGCGGCTTGACGTGCATTAGCTATTCCTTGCTTTGCAACTTCGGCTTGATCTGGCTCAAACGTATCCATCTTTACGTACAACTTTCCAGCTTTTGAACGCATGATCTCCATGTTTGCCGAATCACCTGCAAGGGAATTCAAAAACGGAATAAACTCCGACTTTTTCACCCATAACTTACATATCGCATAGTCAGGTGCGTTGTCGTTTCTTTTCGGTATCAATCCATCTACAAATGTAATATCAGCCATTGTTTGCTAACTCCTTTCTTGCTTGATTGAATGCGTCGTTGCCCTTACAGGACGCCCGCTCTGTGGTTGTGAAAATGCCGCCCTTTGTCGGCGCTCTAAATAGCGTTGCCATCGTATCGTGGTCAATGTCGCCCCACATGCCAGCGAGTGAATACCAATCCTCATTAGCAATTGCTTCTTTTGCGCCGTTGATCCAATCCCAATGTTCACGGACGGCTTCGTTGTACTCCAGCAGTTCATTGTCTGAACTAGGCTTTGCGTCCTTGAATTCTTCCGCCTCTGACTCGGAGTACACGTCACCATGCAAACCTGCCAGCTTTAAAATTACTCTATCCTTAGCTCGCTTCTCCGCCATAGCAAAGGGATATGCGTTCTTGCAATTAGCAGGTGATACTTCGCCAATCGACCAAGCCTCAGCCACGGCGTATTCTTCTGAAATCACTCGGCGACCTTTGACCTGCATCGCGACTTGTTTGTTAACTGGATCAGTTACTAAATGAAGTGGCTCATCGAACTCTATGCCTAAATGAGCGGCTAGCTTTTCTAGTGCTTTATGCAAAATGACAGGGGTTCCGTGACAATCCCAGCAAGCTGTTGCAGGTGTTTCTCCAATCTCACGTAAAGCCTGCCCTACTTTTTCCGGTATGTTTTTCACTGCTAACCTCCTTGGTTTTTATACTGATAGCAGTCAGCGTAACCAGCGTTGTACGCCTCTGACTTGCCTGCACGATGTTCGATGCCTTCTTCACAGTCAGTCCAGCCACGAATGAAGTCTTGCTCTGACAGCTCTAAGAAGTCAGCCATCCGTGCTTCCATTACCGCTTCTTGCACATGAAACGTCATTGGCTTGCGTATTGACAGGTTGTGCAGTTGACCGACTAACGAGTCAAGTTCTTGGATCAGCTCTGCCTTAATTGGCTTCGGCTCTACAAATTTAATTGACATAATCTAGCCCCTCCAGTTTTGCGCAGACTTCCTCTGCATTGATGATGTTGTGGTCTTGCCACTTGCACGAATGAACACAAATTCCGATTTCTTCAACAAACTCTGTACGCCCCTCAAACTCAACGGGATAACGACCGCCTACAGGGTGGTAGTGATCGTCGATTGATTTTTGATCTACCAGAATCGTGACAATTTTTGTCTCTGCGTTATAGTCATCAGCACGAGCAGTGTTGTCGATTTGCTCAAGCTCATCTACCCATTTGTCCCAGTTATCAATTTGCTTGCTAATTTGTATTGCTATTTGCATTTGCATCTCCCTTGTAAGTTCCACATGGAACAATAAAGATAATATAACAACCTAGCCAAAATAGTAAGTTTTTTTTAATTTAATTTAATTCTTCGTTTACATCATAAGAAATACCTAATATGATGTTTACATAGTCACCAACCAAGGGAATAGAGACATGAATAATTTTTTTACTCGGAGCGAAGTATCTCAGTTTGGCGCTGTAGTTTGGGATGAGTCACTTACGCAGTGGAACCCAAAGAAAACTGACGTTTATCATCACGTTGTTGCGGTTATGAAGGCGGAAGGCGATAACACCTACAGGGCGATGAAGCGGCATTCAAACGGTCAATTTGAGCTTGTAAGTGGCGAGCGCACTCTTAATGATGCCGTCAATGTTCTAATGAAAATGTTTAGTGATAGAGCCGCATAAGCGGCCTTTACCAAGGGAGAAGGGAATGGAAATCAAATTTAACAGTCAAAGAGAAGTCGAGTTGTTCTACATTGGGATGCTCATGGGCAATTATTTAGACGTTGATTCGGAATGGCAGACAATCGACTCGATGGGGTTTGGAGATTTTGAGGGCTTGTGTCTACAGCTTTGCAAAAAAACACTGAATCTCGAGTTTGGTCATACGGAAGGCCGCGATAAATACTACGCCACGATTGGCATTGTCCATGATGCCGAGCGAGAAATTAGAGAATGGCTTAAATAAAATGTTTGGTTACACAATCATCGGTAGAGACGGATGCGAAGCGTACACCTCTGAGCCTGAGTATGAGACATATCAAGAGGCGTATAAAGCTGGCGATCACGCCCTGTGCGACATGAACGAAGGGTCGCTAGAAGTTTGGGAAGAAGACTATCCGTAGGTCCACATTACAGGTGTGGTTGCGCGCATATCGACATGGACGAATGAGCGAGCCACGCCTATCCCACCAAATCCCATGTTCAGGGCTTCTTTAACAATCCGCATTCTATCAACGCCATTCGATACGGCGATGTCACAAGCGATTCCCTGTGTGTGTGTGCCGCCTTTTTCTTTGTTGCGCTCTGCTGTGTGTTCTTTTGAGCGATACCCTGACGTAATGACCATTGGCTGACCAACACGCTCACGTAGCTCATCTAGCATATGGATGAACTCAGGCTTCATGTCACTCTCGCCAGTCTCACGACAGCGAAACTCGCTGATATCAAAATGCTTATACATCAATTTTCTCTCGATACACCTTTGGTTTTTTCGTAGCTACGCATTGCGCCCAATCCTAACATACCCATTAGTACCGGCATCATTGTCTCAAGGTCAATTAGTGGGATGGTCACTTCAATAGCCAGCAGAGCCAGAACAAAGTTAGTAAACGGTATTACCATAAAGTTGCCGGTCATGCCTAGAACACAGCACCAACCTACAGCAGGACGCCATCCAGATACAAACAATGACTTATGTGCCGCCTCTACCTTGTTGACCTCAAGCTGTGCCTTTGCGAGTTCCTGCGCGTGGCGCTCTGCCATCGTGCTTAACTCGTGAGCTATGCGAGCCTTCTGGTCTTTGTCCTCAATAAACTTATCAAGCAAGCCAGCGACTGGTCCTATCAATGATTCGATCATATTTACTTAAAGTAATCGGCTAGAAAAACAGCGCCAACAATAAAAGGATACAAAGCAAAGACAGCGTTGCGGTTACTGGCGATGTCTTTATGTGCGGCATCAATCTTCTCATCGAGGCGGCGTAGGCGTTCTTCACACAACTTCTCATGGTGTGCCAATTTCTCAAGAGCTTTTTCTGCAAGTTCCATCATCCTATTCCTATGTCCGATGACGTATTTTATCACACGGTCAAGAAAAGATGAGCATCACAATTCCGCTGATTAGTCCTAGACACAAAAAAATGCCCACACTAAACATTAGGTTTTCACGCATCTCGATCTGCCGATAAACAGCTTCCTCGCGCTCCTTGGCGACCTGCTTGCGTAACTCCCTAAACTCAGTCAGCCCTTGCGCCCCATAAGCATAGTTAATCATTTGTATAATTTCGGATTGCTGAGACTCAATTTTTTTGCGGAGGGCGAAGAGGCGCACAGCCTCAGCCTCAACTGATTTAGAAAAAACAATGCGTTTAAAAGGGGAAACATTCTTAACTTTCTTATCAGCATACAGCACATCAGATGCCGCGCCGTAAAAGTTAGCCACTTGGCCCATAACATCGTGTGCTTCACGACCAGCCTCAACCAAGGCTTTTACCATCGCGTAGGCTTTAGTCGCGGTTGCCGCCGCTGTGATTGGATCAAGCATAAAAAAGCCCACCGTGTAGATAGGCCTATTTTACCATGTGCGAAAAATATTAGTGTTTAGCGTTATCTTCCTCACTATCCAGTGGAAGCTCTCCTGCAATTGGAGGCTCTGCCGCTTCTGGCTGTTGTGCTTTGGCCTGCATGAGCGCAATTTGCGCCTCTAAATCAGCAATACGAATTGCTTGCTGTGCGTTCTGACGTGCTAACGATTCCATTCGCTGACCCAGTACGAACTGCTCTTCTGTTACTTGTTGTTGCTCTGACATACGTCACCCTTTCAGTTAGTGGTGACTGTATTGTGGTGCCAACATAACTGTTTTTCAAGTTAGTTACCGCCTGTATGGTTTATATAATATGTGAAAGTCGCAGTAGTCGTATAGGACGTACTCCTCGGGTGTCGCGCTTCCAGGGTAATAAGACCGGCGGCGTCCATCTCACCGTTGTTCGACATAGTAGCAGTCACCGTTATGGCGGACTCACTTGCGCCGTATGAGTCCGTATACGCAAACGTATGCGATGTTCGATTGCCTGCCACTTTTAGATCTCGGACAACACCGTCAAAGCTAATCTGGAACGTATTTAGCGTACCTAAGTTGTACAAAAACGACGTGACCTCATGCGTAATTCGGTAGTCCATACCGTCTTCCATATCAGGGCCGAATCCCATCTCCCAATTATTGCGACTCCAATTCAATACAACCGAATCATTGCCGAAGCCAAAGCCCTGTAGATTTGGTGGTGGCGTTGAGAAAAATATAGCTGTAAAGGAGCTATAAAAGTCGTCTAATTGTATGGCCCCTGATGCTGGCACTCCTGAGTTATTAGGTGAGCCAGTTGTATTTGACGGCACATATGAACCGCCGCGATAGTAGTTACCTAAAGATGGTGATCCTAGTCGCGGGCCAAAGAACTCCCGCAGATCGTTCATGCTAATAGCCCCACTCGAAACGGGGAATGGTATGCGCGTGTATTGAGTCGCTGGATCAGCCGCTGTGGTAATCGTCTTATTAACTGTACGAGTGCCTACAGTCACCGCGATAGTGGTCTGAGTGCTATAGGAGCTTGATGCGTCTGCCCAAATGAATATTGTGTCGCCGTTGCTTACGGTTTTGTTGCTTGCGTCTTTGTCGCCGTCAGAGCCAACCCTGCTCTCTGGATTGCCGGTGCCGGAGACACTGCACGTCACGCTCGTGTTAATGCCCGAGATCGTAAACGACCCAAGAAAATACTCTTGGCTTCTATTAGCATTACTGACCGTATCGAGGTCTGAACTAAAATTATCGGGTGTCGTGTCGGGTGGCGCAGTAGGGTTATTAATTTCAACGTAAATTAGGCCCGTCGTGTAGCCAGTCTGCACCGCACTGATAACGTCTGTCGTGTCATAGGTCGCACCTGTTTTTACAGTTTTAACCGCAGACGATCCGCGAGCAATATAGACCGTGCCGACGTTAGTCCAGTGACTGCTCGCCCAGCCTTGTACTGGAATACTGCCGCTAATCTGTGAGCCAGAGGAATGCGTGACAGTAAGGGTATCGCCCTCATCTAAATCTATTGGATTGCTAGATGACCCGCCATTTAAGACTTGTATTTCACTAAGCTCAGAATCGCCACTTATCGTGACGGTATGGTTAGCCATTAGTCAGTCCAAACAGCCGCCGCAATGTCTTGAACCATCTGGTCGTGACTGGTCATGTCTGTAGCCGTAGAAGTTTCTGTACCATCTTCATCCATAGTCACAACGTACCGCGTCAAATGGACAACCTTATCTGTCGTGACTGGAAGCTCTGCGTCATCTGTGTCGTCGAATGTGTGCTGATAAACAATCATCATAGTTGAATGCTCGTCGGCACTCATTGCTGGGTACACTTCGCAACGCTGAACTGTTCGTGTGTTAGTTATCGCCATTTTCTAAATCCTCTATCCGTTTGTTTAAGTCTTTAACAGTTTCAACCAATAGCCCGATTATGGCTTGGTAATCCACTGCCTTCATTTCATCGCCGTCGCGAATACTTACCTCTTTGACCACGTCTGGCATGATTTGCTCGACCTCTTGAGCTATTACGCCGCCTGAATGCTCGCCCGTGTTTTTCCAGTCAAATGTGTAACCAGAAATTTGCTTAACCTTTTCAATGGGGTCGCTAATTTGCTGGATATTTTCTTTCTGGTTGATATCCGAAATACTGGTTGTTGAGTAGGCCGTTATATTTCCTTCGCACTCCAAGTCGCCACCACTCGTAACTCGGACGCGATTAATTATATCAATGTAGTCTGTACCACCCTCAACGCAGTCGAGCATAAGCACGTTGCCAGCAGTAAGCTGAATTCTATCGGTAAGGAACTTAATATGCGTGTTCGTGTCGTTATTGTGGCGGATGAAGTCATCCACACGTAATTCATGGATAAAGCTGATGGCGCTTGGTTGAACGAAGTAGGCTGTTGGATTGGCGGCATCCGTAAATCTGGTGCTTGTAACTTGACCACTACTAGTAATAGCACCACTAGAGATTGTGCCTGCAAAGGTTGCGCTTTTGTCAGATAAATTCAGTGCAAGAACATCATTTGAGCCGCTGGGAGAATTTGTCTTGCCAAAGAATAGTCCGTTAGCATTATTGACAATATAAGCGTCTAAATCTGATCCCGCCGTATCAACAAAATACAAGCGGGGGAAATCTCCACTTATCGTTATGTCGCCACTAGAAATAGAGCCGCTCACATCTAAAGCATGAGTCGCTCCAGGTGTTGTGGTGTCATTAACTCCATATCCAAGCCGCATTGAGTGGCTTACTGTCATCTTGCCTTCTGTTGTAAGCGCCATCGCGCCTTGAGCATCTGTTTGGATATTATTGCCCCACCACCAACCACGAGTAGCGGTAGAATTCATCTGGAAGCACATTGCGTATTCATTTACGAGGCCACCGTAAGAAAAGCCGGTTTTCATGCCTATACCGTATGTAGTGCCACTCCAAACCGAAAACTTAACTCTGTATGCCCCTGAGCCTCCAATAAAATAGGGGGCATTAACTATCCCACTGCTGGTGATAGCCCCACTCGTGATGGCGCCTCCAAACGATGCATTTTTAGAGGCATCAAGCGTTAATGACGCATTCGCTAGGCTTGTGCTTAACCCGTTAGTTCCGAAAACTAGATAGCCGCCTGTCTGATCTGCAAAAATATAATTTGCACTTGGTCTTTTAAAGAATTGATTACCGCCCGTAGAATTGCCTACAGATAAAGTCGTACCCAAAACGTCTACGTTACCGTTGCCGAACACGCTGAACGTCTTAACGCTCGTTCCCTTGTAACCGGCGTTGTATTGGCTGTGAAAATGTATATTGGTTTTGCTTTGGTCGTATTCTGCCCCAATGCCTGCAATATTGTTTGCGCCGTCATGCCAAACGAGACTCTTTAGGTAACCCGCGTGTTGTGACCACGACGACATCTGCAAACGCAAGTAATCAACATCGGCAGACGTTATCGACCTTGTTCCTTTAATTAGCCCACCGCCGGTAATCGCACCCGAGGTCAGACTGACTGCTGTAATATTGCGACTAGCGTCGACGAGGGTAATGCCGCCTACCTGTATTGGGTTTGTCGCTGAAACAAAGTTTGCCGAACCTTGAAAGCGCGCTAGTCCGTAAACCTTGAGATCATAAAAACTTTCTGCCGCACCGCCAGCGCCGATTGCGCCTGCTACAGTTAAATTTCCATCACCACCATCACTTGAACTTCCGCTATAAGCATTGATATTTACATCGCCATAGAATGATGCGGCTAAAGGATCTACATAAGTATTCGATCCTCTGCCGTGCAATTGAAATTTTAAGCCATTACCTTCTTCATAAAAATTAAGATCAAAATCTGGGAAATTACTCGCTGTTGGTACATTTTTGATCGTCCAGACACCAGTTCTTGCAAAAGCATTGTTTACATCCCATCCGCTTGCTTCAAATGCCACTGATGCTGAACTAAATTGCGCGCTTGATGATGTTGCAGTTCCTTGTTTTGCAAGGGCGACCTGCGTGCCAAACGTTCCAGTGCCGATGTTGATTAGGTTGCGACTAGCGTTAATGACGGTAAGGCCGCCCATTTTTAGCGAGGTGCCTAGCCATAAATCTTGCCAATACTTATCAGTTCGACCAAGGGCATCTTGGTTTGTTACGGCGGGTGACAGTCCACCGTTAGTAAGTAACTGACCGCCACTTGGTGTGAGGTATAGCGTATCGCTACCACGAACAAGCTCTAAATGGTTCGCGTAATTAGCATTGCTTATAGTCAGCTTGCCAGAGAACGCGCCTGTGCCTATGTTGGTTAGGTTGCGACTAGAGCTAATGACAGTAGTGCCGCCAATTTGAACCCCACCAAACGTCGAAGTGCCTGTGCTAGTGATAGCCCCACTCGAGATGGTGCCTGTAATGTCGATACCTGAGCTACTCGTGGCTAGTCTGACTAAGTTGTTGTGATAGAGAGTTACAGCGCCATCAGCGGCACCTAGCATCATGCTTTCAGTGCCAGCGGCATTTTTAACACTGAAGCCATTGGTTTGAATAAACAAAGTACCAGTGTCGTTATCAAGAAAACCATTATTTCCATTATGAAATAACGACATGTCGCTACCAGTGCCGAAGATAGCTTTGCCGTTGTCAGCAAAGGTTAGAGTTTCATTACTAGCTGACCATGTTAGTTTTGCGGTCGTGCCAGTGTCTTCGTAGAAGCTAATGTCGCCGCCTTCAGCAACAGAAAGGCTTTTGCTGTTATTTGTATATAAATCTATTCCTCGTGTACCTGCGGTAGTGCCTGTAGCAATTACTACATTATCTGAGCCATCCAAATATAAAACATTGCGATTGCTTGAGCCTGAGTCAGTAAATGCAATAACGCCATCAACAGTAAGCCCATCCATCGTGGCTGTGCCAGTAAACACAGAATTTCCAACACTATTAATTTCAAGCCTATCCGCTAGAACGCCATTGATAAGCGTTTGGAAGTGAATAGAGCCGTCTTCAGCACCATTATCTGTTTGGTCTGCTACGCCATAAATAGTTGCAAACGTATTTGTAGCGCCAACCGTGTCTTCACCTGTAAACGTAATTTGACCAATTAAGTCACCGTTTGTGCCAGTGCCTGAGTTTCTCCAAAGATTAAGCTGTGGCCCCACTAAGGCATCTGTATCTGTAGAGATAAGCGTAACTTGTGCGCTGTTGTCCGCAGTTGTAAAAGTACCTGTGCCAGTTACGTCGATGCCTGTTCCCGAGACTTTGAGCTTCTGCTGTCCATTCGCAAGAAAGGCGACCTCGTGGTTAGCTGGGGAGTACATACCGGTATTTATGTCGCCATTAAACCCATACGACGCTGTAGTTGTAGATCCAAGACCTGTCTCAATACTGCCGTTAAACCTATTCGGAACAGTGTCAGCGATGTACACGCCCCAAGCTGTTGTTGGTAATGTTCCCGCATAGTTACCATAAAACAGATAGCCATTGGTTATGGTGACATCGCCAGCACTATCGTTGTCGAACTGTGCTTCCACACACATAGCGGTTGAGACGGCAGTGCTTGCGCTAGAGGCGTCAACTTCAACCTCGGCATAAACACCAGTCATCTTATTGACGTTTGAGTCTTGCGCGCCTAAAGATATTACTTTGAAAAAACCGCCATACGCATTACTTATGATAGAGCCAGTGGCGCTACCTAAACTTGAGTACCCATAGACAGCATATTGATTGCTCAGAGTTCCAGAGGTTACGTCTCCCCTCGCCTCACTGTAAACGCCGTATAAATGGCTTACTGTACCTGCTGTTTGCTGTGCTTCTGCAACATTGTGAAGTCCGTAAATGATATCACTGTCACCAGTACACCTGACGTTTATCTGTTGACCATACACCCTATGTTCGTCACTTGTAGTACCGCCTGTAGCACTGCTATCTACGTCAATAACGAAGCCTTTGTGGGCTCGGTCTGCTCCT